ACTATTGTTTTACTAATAATATAGGTAGGGTTACTAGGAGCATTAGTTGTTATTCCTGTATAAATTGATAATTCTAATTCTATTCTTTTTAATCCCATTTTTTATATTTTATAATATACCACCTTGATCACATCCACCATCACAATTTAAAAGTGCTATACTTTGTATTAATCCATAACTATCAAGCTTTATAAATTTAACCAGTCCAGCATTTAACCCAACATTACCACCTGAAAAAGAGTTTACTCCATACCATAGACTAGAACCCCTAAAACTTTGAAGACCCATTAAACAAACTCTATCCCCTAAAGTTAAAGATGCAAAACTGCTTGTGCTTGTACAATATGTAGTCGTCGGAAAAGTATTTAAACAAACTGAATCAATTAAACACCCTCCAGTACCATCAGCAAACCCAGTAGATAAATATATATTATTAGTTCCACATGCTGCTGTGTAAGCTGGTTGCTGTATTGTTACTGCACAAGTAATATCTACATTTGGATTACTATATACTGTTGATTCGTTAGGTGAAGTAATTGTAAAGGTTACTGTTTGTGGGGTATCTGCACTTACTTCATCAAATCCAATAGGACTAAAAGATTTTATAGTTCCTAATTGAACTTGTCCTTTATTTATAGAACCCCTAGAACTTATAGTGTAATCTGTATGGTTTGCAGTTGCACATGCAAAAGCTGGTAATGTACTTGCAGCTTGTTGAGTAAAAACTTTAGAACACCATAAATCTCCTGAATTATTATAACCTGAAGGAATTGTGGTTTTGAAATATAAAGTAACAGATTGAGCAGCACCACCACTATTTGCAGTTGTACTAAAAGGTTGGCTTCCTGCTATAGGACTACTACCATCTGAGTTTACAGATACCGATCCTGTAGCTGGTATTAATTGCGTTCCTGTTGGCATTGTAATAACTCCACCTTGAGCTACTGCACCACCTTGTAAGTTCATGTCAGTACAAGTAAAATTAGTACTACACCCTGTTACAGTTATCTGTGCTTGTTGGAAAACATCACAACTATTATTTAAAGCATCTATTGCATATATTTGAACATAACCAACTCCACAATTATTTTGAGTTGTAAATTGTATTGACTGACTAGAACCCCCTGTAGAGGTAACCGCTGTTACACTTATTAAACTTTCATATTCATTTACTATTCTATAACCTGTTATTGCACTTGATCCAGCTGTAAATTTTGTTGATAAATCTAATGCTACTGTTGTTGTGCCGTTTGTTACTAAAGACTGATTTGCTATTGTTCCATTCAAAGTAGTATTAGCTGTACAAGTTGTTCCTGAAACATAAGCTGGTTGCTGTTCTGTTATACTACAATTTAAAAAATTATCTGAGCTATTAGAAAATCCTGTTGGTATTGCTATTTTTAAAACTACAGTTCTTGAAGTTGGTACAGTTTCATCAGGAAATTTACCATTAGCAAAATCTGAATCCGAACTAGATATTAAAGCAATAGTTCCATAAGATAATTCTGTATAACTTATTTCACCTCTTTGACTTATAGTTAAACTAAAAGAAGCATCCTTTGCTACATCACAAGTAAATTCTGGTGAAGGTACAGTAGGTTCAGCATAACTTAAAAAGTATGGGCTTCTTGCATTTATCTTTGTCATAGTTATTTATTTAATAAGTTATTTGCATCAAACCCAAAACTATTTCCTAAGTCATTAGGTAAATTTTGAAAGGCTTTTTTAAAAGGTGTTGTGAAAAATAAACTGGGTTTAATACCTTTTTCTTTTATACTTCTTGCTATTAAAAATGCTATGGTATTATAATTTCCTTTCGTGTACTTTCCTTCTTTATTTCTTAATCTTATGTTATTAAATTTAGCCCATTTTTTAATTGGTTCTGATGGGGGTTGTTTAGTTGTATAACTAAAAGGTGTTTTATATTTTTGTTTTGTACCGCTTACTCCCCTGTCTTGGAACATTCCATATTCTTCCATGTCAAAATATATCCTAGAACCTTGTGCTGTATCTTCAACTCGGTAATTTAAACTATCATATAATTCTCCTGTATTACTTGAGGCAAATCCCCTTTTCTTTTTAGCTTTGTTTTTTGTTAGCCTTGTTCTTGCTTGTTGTACTACATATTTTCCAAAGGCATTTAAAACCTTATTCATTTCCTTTAACTGCATATCGTCATATCATTTTGAATTATTATATCCATTGTTGCAGCCCATCCAGCTAATTTATTTTCAAACCTATCTACAAACGGTTCGCAATTTATAGTACCTTCTACTTGATATAAATCTTCAAATAAAGAACCACGCTGAAGTAAATTAACTACTCTGGTAAGTAATGCTAATTGTGTATTTAGTATGTCTTGTTCGTTGTCGTTTCCTACAAACTTATCTGTAACAGCATCTTTAGAAATATCTACTATATCCATTGCTAGTATAGAAACATTACAAGTTAAAGTATTAGTTCCTATTGTAGTGTTGTTTACTATAACATGAGCTAAAGGAAATATGGTTAACTTGTTTAAATCAACATCATCTAATGATCCATAAGTAACAGTAGTAACAAAAGGTTCTGCTGCTAATGTATCTTTTAGTTTATTTGTTAAATTGTAAAAGCCTTTCATTTATTTTGTTTTATTAATCTTTTTTCTAACTCGTTTTTTTCCTTTTCAAATACTAAATGCAATAAACATTTATGAAAATTTAATTTAGTTACTGTACCAAACTTGGTAACATCCCCTTTAGCAAGACCCCAAACTGATTGGTAGAAACCCCACTTCTCTCCAAAGCTTCCAGTTGATGAGAGGTCAGGTTGTTCGGTATCTCGTTGTCTAAAAAGTTCAGGGTAATTTTCAATAACTCGTTGTTTAAATTGTAAAAAAAAACCATTGATCCCATTACAATATCTAAAGGCATCTTTAATAGTTTATCATTTGTACCTTTATAATTTTGTATCTGGTAGCGGTGCTGTTTTTTATGTTTAATTGGTCTATATAGTACTGCCATTGCTTTGTGAATATTATTCCAATCACCCAAGTAAGTGTCTAAATCAATATATTCACCTAATGTCATGTCATCTAATTTTGGAATAAAACCATATTCTATATTATCTAAATTAAAGGTGTTTATTAATTCAGATTTTACATCAAATATTTTGTTTAGGTGTTCTGCTAGTTTTTGCACATCATTATATTTGATTGTTGCAATGTCTTTTAAGTTTACATTACAAAATATTTCAATCATCTTATGCAGTAGAAAAGCAGACCCTTCATTTTCTTTAGTGTTTAGCTTTGTAAATTTTTGGTATTGCTCTAATGTAATTTCATTTAAGCTATCTGGAACTATTATGTTTAACTTCATATATTAATAATAACTAATTTAGTTATTTGTATAAAAAGAAAAAGGTAACATTTCTGCTACCTTCATCCCAACTTAATTAAACACTAACTAAATTTTTACTTCTTTAGGGTTTTCTAAATAAGTTTCATAATAATGTCTATATAATTCTTTTACTTTATTTTCTATTATATGTAGGTCTTTTTTCTTTTGACTATATAGTATTTTTCCCCTTGTGATAAACTTCCAGTAATTTACTACTATCTGTAAGTCTTGGGGTTTACGTCCTTCGTCATTCCAAACTGCATGACTTGATATATATATCTTATTAGCAAAAGCCCAAGAACGTATCTTATCATCTGTATGGTGTTTACTATCTCTCATAAGCTGTATAGTTGTGTTCTTTTTTACATGATGAACTGCAATACCCAGATAAACTATCAGTAGGTTCTTCACAGTAATTACAGGGTTCATATTGTTCCATTAGTAAAAGATATTGTAATCTAGCCAAGCTATTGAATAGATAGTTGTATAAAATATAACAAACCATGCTAAAGGTATTACTACCATTTGGATAGCTTGCTTTCTGTTTTCTTTTGCAAATACTTCTTTAATTATTTTCATATTATTGTTTTTAAATTATATAAAATCTTTGTATTTATTTAAATTATCTTTAAACGTTTTTCTTTTTAATTCTTTTTTTAATTTGTTTAAAAGGAGGGGTAATGTCTACTCCCGCTATAATTGGTTCTAACTCTTCTTGCATTTTTTCTGATTCTGTTGGTTCTAACTCTTTTTGCATTTTTTCTGATTCTGGACTTAAATGTGATGTATCAAATACTGTCATAATTATAGTTTTATTTTATCTAATTGATTTTCTAGTTCTTCTATTGCAGCAATTAAATAGGGTTTATTAAAATCTAATTTAACTGCTTGTTTTAGGTTATGAATTTTACCTATTGTTTTTCCAACTGTTATTGCATTGCTAACAGATTTCTTTTGATGTTCTATTAATATTGTTTCTGTATTTTCCATTGTTATTGTTTTTTTAGTTTATAATACTTTCTATTATAGATAAATGTTTATTTGATTTACCAGCTGGTTCTAAATTATTATTTACAAATAATCTTAAAACTTTATTTTGTTCTATAATACTTGCGGATCTTAATTCGTGTCTGTATTCGTGATTCCAGAAATAAGTTGTATTTGGATGCCAGAAAGAAAGTGTAGGATTTTTCATTTGATTGTTTTAGTTAGTTTGTTTTTAATTATACACTAATATACAACTATTTTACATATAAACAAGTTATTAACTAAAATATTTTTAATAAATATAATACTCCCCTTTGTTTGGGTTATCTAGTTGCATCATTAAACTATACCTAGCAGCATCTATTGCGTGATCTGCTCCCTGTGGTTTTTGTAGTACGTTTCCTGCTTTATCAGTTGACCATATATAACCCTGTAATTCTCTTATTAAGTTTTTAGAACGTTTTGTTACATATATAACATTTTGGTTTATTAGGTTTATACCATATACTATACTATCTCTACCTTTTGTAACTGGATATACTTGATGTCCATAACTTCTTAATTCTGCTATACTTTTAGGTTCAGCTGAATCAGCATAAATTGTTTCTTTTATATCTTGTGATTTTAAGAAGTTGCTTATATCACTATTTAGCATACCTTTTTTGTATAGCAGTTCATCGAATATGTAAGAATTGTTGTATTTGTATAATCTTATATAAGAACTTTGATCTACGGAATATCCAAAATCAAATCCTCCACAAAGTAACCTTGCACTTTCTGGAACTGTATTGATCTCTTTCCAATCTGGTATGCAAACACCCTCAAGACTTCCAAGCTCACCCAGTCCATATACTTTCCACCAGTTAGCCCAATAGGTAGAAGTCTTACCTTTTTCTTTAGCTTTTTCTATTTCTTTAACAATGCTTTCTGATAATACTTCATTGTCCTTATAGGTTAGTGTTATAAAATCTGTATTGGGTTGTCCTATTAATTCTTTGTCTGCCCAGAACAATACACTAGGATTGTAATCCAACCAAATGCTTCCACTTGTACGAACTGCTAACTGGTTAAAAGATTCAAAGCTTACATTGTTACATTCATTAATAAAAAGGTCTGTTCTTCTTGCTCCTCTAATTTTTTCTGGTATGTCAGTTGAAAAGAACTCTATATAACTTCCATTGCTAAAAGTGTATTTTAAAGCACTTCTATTAAGCTGGTGATCCTTATACCTTCCAATACCTTTAAGTATCTGACAGAAATCTTTAAATGCTCCACGTTTTAATGCAGGGATTGATTGTGCTACGATACTTATTTCTTTTCCTTCGTTTTTTATAGCGTAGTCAATTAATATAAGTATTATACAAATAGTCTTACCTGCTGAAGTACCACCCCTGATAATTTTGGTGCGGTTGTTTAGCTTTTGTAATTTATTTAATGCAATGGTTCTTTCAACCTGCATTATAAGAAAATAGGTACATCTTCGTTAATAGTAATGTCTTTTGTTTCTCTAGGTTTACCTGCGTAGTAATTATAGTACAGTTGTACAAATTTAAAATCACCTTTTTCTACACCAGTTTTTAGTGCTTGGTATGCTGCATCTTCTAATGGACTTAACTTTTCTATTAGGTTTATTTCATCAGCTTTTGGTTTTCTACCA